GCTCCCCATTCTCCTTCTTCTATATAATCTAAATCTGGAGATTTATCATAATCAAATCTTAAAGGATTAACTACCCTAATAACAGGTTCTCCATTTATTACTCCTATCCAAAATATTTCTAATCCAGATATAAGACCATGTTTCCATGCTTTATTAAATTTCATTTTTACATCTTCTTTCTCTATAAGATACTCTAAAATTTGATGAGATAGTACTTCAGCAGGATCTTGATGATCCCTTTCCATGTACTTTTTAACTTCAACAGGAGTCATAGCTTTTAATTCTTGCTCTACTTGTTGTTGTATTTTCTGTTGTTCATCTCTATTGAGTTCTCTACCTTGAGATTCTGCTTGATACTTAGTTTCAATTTCTTGCCTAATAGGAGCTAATATAGAATTAGTTACAAATTCTTTTAGTAATTCAGTTTCTTTTTGCTCTATTCTAGTAGTAGAATCTTCATTAATTGCAGCTACTTTCCAAGAAAAAGGTCTTTTCATTTCCATTCCAATAAGAGCTTTAATCTTACCAGATATAATATCTTTATTACTAAACTCTGCAGGTAGTTCTCCTACTTCTGCACCAAAAGGTGCACATACATGTTCAAAATCTTTTTTATCTATAATATTATTAAAAAGATCATAGTTAACCTTCATTTTTCTATAAGAAGATATTTCTGTACTTTGTCCATTAAAACTAAATATATTAGAATTATTAAAAGACAATTTATCTAGGTTATCTAACTGTTCTCTAAAATATAGTTTATCTCCTGCATTTTTTTGAGCTCTAGTTAGTCTTTGTTTGTTTTGTAAAACTTTATCTGACATTTTATTTTTTATTTATTTTATCCATCATAGCAATGATGTCTTTAATCTTAGTATTTTTTTCTTTGCCATATTCCTTTCCTAACTCATCTTCTTGTAATTGAAACATACACATCATAAATGCCATAACCCTATCAAAGTTACCTTTCCTATTATATTGTATAAGTTCTTCTAATAGACCAACAGAATAAATAGTTTCCAAATTTAATATTGGATTTCCATTTTCATCATGATCTCTAATTTGTAATAACCAATCTTTAATGTACTTTTCTCCAGCATCTTTTAATTGGTCATTCATATGAATACCATATATTCTAGCTACACTAGAATTTTTAATATTTTTAGATATTACAGCATCTGGTTGTACTGCTAATTGATGTAGTAATCTATATCTCCTAAAATAGTTTTTAACATGAGTAACTTCATTTTCATGCATTATTTCTGCATTATATAATTCTGCTAAATAAGAACCATATCTGTTTACATCATCTGCTTCAGAAGGTCTACCTACATACTCTGCTACTATTTCATTTTTCTTGTAAGCTAAAGTATGCGTAGCTTTATAAACATATATAGCAGCTAATGATACACCTTCAGATAAATCTTGCCTATAAGGGTCATAACCTATTTTATATAATCCTTTTGGAGGATCATCTACTGGATATTCATAAATTAAAGGACATCCAGATATATCATCTATCTTAGGTTTATAATGTATAACAGGTTCTAATTTATTTTTTAAATCTGGTTTTGCAGTTAAATTTCCATTTTTTCTCTCTAGATAAACAGGAGTTCCTTTCTTTAGCTGTAATTTCTCATGTATAACTTTATTAAGCTGATTTCTTAATTCTATTACAGGAAAGTTATTTGTAGAAACTGTAAGAAAAGCTTCTGAAGGAGAAAAAGGAAACTCTTGAACATGCTTTTGTAAAGTAGAAGAAGAAGCAGATTTCTCTAAAATATTTTTTCTTCTTTTATGTTCAAACTTTGTTGCTCCTTCTACATCTGAATTTCCTTGTTTATCATAATAACCTTCCATATTCCATGTTACTGGATGGAAAAATCCACAAGTAGAATTTTCTGCATTTTCATCCCAAATATTTATAAAAGGTAAAATACCATATATTTCAGGATTATAAAACATATCAGCATAATCTACAGTTCCTTTTTCCATATCACCACCTGTACCAAATATAATAACTTGTCCAGTAATATAAGAACCTGCAGTAAGTGCTGGTAAGATTGCTGCAAATGCATCTTTTAAGTTAGGGAATGCACCTGCTTCCTCTAGTAACATTATAGTAGCAGATTTACCCCTTGCAGCATCTGGATTATCTTTAAAAGATAAAGCAAATATTTCAGATTTATAACCTCCTATAGTTTTTCTACCATTTACATTAGTAATATAAGAAGCTTTTTTGTGATCTTGTTTATCTACTTCATCTCTAGATTTAGCCCATCCAGTGTGCTCATTTAAAAAATTAAGATAATCAGAAGCCATACCCATAGTACCTTTAGGGTAAAGGAATTTCTTCTCATGAGCCCCTATAATGACTTCTGCTTTTCTTACTGTATTATACACATTAGCACAAATTGCACCATTCTTATAAGAGTAACCTTTTCTTCTTGACTTTCCTACTATCAAGTGATAACCTCCATTTAAATAATCTGGATGAGGTTTTACTCTTAAAATAATTCTTTTATATAATACATTAGATGTTAATTCATCCCTTAATTTTTTTACCTTAACATATTCAGGATGATTAACATTGTGTTCATTTTCTATTTGTTCTAATTGTTCTTGGTAAAATATAAAATCTTTAGCTTCCTGATCTGTTGAAAAATCTCTAGCTTGTGAATTCTTACCAAACAATCCATTTTTTGCTATCTCTAAAGACCAGAAATAATCATAATCTCCATCCCAGAAATCTGGGTTTTGAGTAATTTTTCTTGATGCCTTAGATCCTTCTATTGTTTCTACTATTTGAATCTGTGTAAAATTCAAATACATATAATGGTGTCCAGTTATCTTACAATCTCCAACTCTATATCCATAAGTACATCTATGAAGTTGTTCTTCCCAATAAGTAAACCAATCTGGTGTACCCATAGGAGCAGATGTATAATAACCATTTTTCTGGAATTTAATTGCTTCTTGTGTAAATACAGAAGAATCTATCCATTTACCATTATTGTCTCTAATCATTAATCTGCTATAATATAATACATACTAGATTCTAAATCTCTTAAATATAAAAATTCTTTTCCTTCAATATTTACAGGTTCTGCATAAGTATGTCTAAACTTAATCTTACAAGTTTGATACTTATTTAATTCTTCAGAAGTATATACAATTTCTCCTATATCTACAGGCTCTGGTTCTACTCCTATAATTATACTTTCTTTTGGTTTATCAATTTTTACAGCTACTGCTCCTTTTGGTAATACTATCATTATATTAATGCATTTTCATCAATTGCACTATTAAGTGCAGAGAATGTTTTTAATACTTTTTCTGTTGTAATTTCTCCTTTATTTTCTTCTCTACAAAGATTTAAAGATAATTCCATTACTCTCATTCTAAGATGTTTATTTTCTGTTTCCATGTTCATTATGTTTCAAAGGGATTAATTTCTTTATTCCCTCTAGTTTTTGTTTGTTCAAATAATTCTTGTTCTACTTTCTCTTTCATAGAGTTTAAATTTTGTAATACTTTATCTGTATCATTTAAAGCTCTAGTAATATCTGAAGGCTTATACAAAGGATTTCCTGTTCTCTCATTAACATCAGAGAAACTAAAATCTCTAAAAAACCCTCTCATTTTTTCTGCTGCTATTCTTGCAGATAAATAATATTGATAAGTCTCTGATGCTTCTTCTTGAAAATCTTTAATTTTAATTAGAGCACTTTCTATAAGCTCATCCATTTCCCATGACTCATCAAATAATAATTCTTTAAGTCTTTCAAACCTCATCTGATCATCATACCCTGCATAAGGATTAGTTTTCTTTTTAGAAGACATAAACTCTATAAAAGTAAACTCTTTAGTTGCTTGTTCTTTATCTTCTGTATAATCCCTATCCCATATCTCTTTAAAAGGAGATGTGAGTAATACTTCAGTATTAGGTTTTGCTATGTTGTTTTCTACTACAAATAAAAATGCCATTATATTACAATAATTTTATTTATTTTACTTTCTATTAAACATATATCTAAATATCTTTTTTCTCTTTCTGTTAATTTTCTTGGAACTATAAAAATATCTACTTTTTGCCCACATAAAATAAAACCTATGTTTTTTAAATCTTTTTCAGAAAGAATTATAATTCTTCCTTTAAACTCTCCTATATATTCTTTTTTATCTATATGGGGTTTCTCTGTGTTTATTGTATACATTAAAAATCATATTTATTAGAATAATCCCATCTAGCTTTATATCCTCTAATATCATAGTGTACAAAACCATTGTATAATCCTATTCCACCTTTTGTCATCTTTCTAGAATCTATTAAAAACATTATAATATGAGCTAGTTCTCTAGGTGACATATTTTTCACTGAAATATCTGCAGCTTTTCCTAAAACATGTTTAGAATTTTTAACTCCCCCTATA